CTTTATCGCATCCGATGTTTTTTGTGATTTTAAGTGCCATTGTTGTAAAATTATAATTTTATGTTTGTATACATATCAAATATACTAAATATATTTAAGTTTGTCAAGTTACTTGTTTTTTAGAAGTTCTATCTCAGCCTTAAGAGCCTCAATCATTGCTTGCTGTTCTTTCATTGCTTCTACCAATAGAGGGATAACTTTAGTGTAAGCCAAGTTTTTGTATCCATCTTCTTGAGTAGTAACTGCTTCTGGAAGTACTGCCTCAACATCTTGAGCAATAAGACCTACGTCATGTGTGCCTACTTGCTCACCTGAGTTCCAATCAAATTCTACACCACGTAGAGACTTAATCTTATCTACAGGATTAGTGATAGGAGTTAGGTTATCTTTAAGTCTAGAATCTGAAGGTTGAACAATTGGGTAGTCAAAGTTAACAGTGTTTCCTCCTCTTGGTACATACCACATTCTTGAGTCTGTACCATTCTCTGCTATACGTCTAAATTCAATGTCTTGTCCACCTGCATCTCCAGTTAAGCGTACTTTAAGTGCTTTCCAACTAGTATCCGCTTGACCTCTTATCAAGAAATAAGTCAAAGGATCTTGGTTGTAACCTACGTTACCATGAACTTCTAGACCTGTTCCGTTACCACCTACAATAGTACACAAGTTACCTTCTTGCTCTACTAATGTTTTCCAAGTACTCCAGTTACCATTCCATCCAGTTCTGTAAGTACCTTTTCTAAAAATAGTACCAATGTTACCTGAGTTTTCTGGGAAGTACATTTGCAATAATGGACCACCAGTTTCTCCGTAAGATAAAGCTACACCGTAATCGTAGGTAAGGTTAGGTCTGTTAGCTCCACTGTGTCCTAGTGCGTTAGATACAATTAACTTACCACTTATATAATAACTGTTCCAGTCTTGTCCATAGATGTCACCAAACTTAGTAAGTTGTTGTGCTGTAGTAGCACTTCCTGCAGTACTAGCACTACCTGCGGTTGAAGCATAACTAACTGATTGACTGCCTATGTTTCCATTATGTACAAGTGTTCTCCAAGGTCCTACATCTCCAGGACTAATACTTCTAACAAAGAAGTCTGATTTATTCCAGAAAGCAGTTGCTAATTGAAACTCGTATTGGTTACTTGTTGCACTGTTGTAGTGAGAATTTACTATCAAATGATACCAGTCACTTGTTGGCATATTTGACATACCACTTCCATCATAGAATCCAGAAGATAATCCTCCAGCAGAGTTACCCCCAGTATGGTTGGTGGTTCTATAACCAAGTGTGTTTACTCCATTACCCTTAACAAAGTATATTGAATCCGTTCCATCAAATAGTTCTGAGTCTGCAGCTTTTCCTCCTGTAGTTAACCAGCCACCATAGTTACCCAAATCATTACTAAATTGAGATAAAGCTGTTGGTCTTCCAGTCACTCCTGTCCATGCTACGTTAGTAGCAGTAGCAGCGTTACCTGATATACTAGCACTTGATGTAATATAACCACTTGGGTTTGTAGCATTGTAAGGTGTAAAGCCTAATGCTGTAGTTACATTACCTGAGTTAATTCCTGTAATATATCCTGCACCATTTGTAAGTTGATTGTTATTTGTAGGAATAGTAGCCGAGCTATAAGCCAAAGAACCAAGTCCTAAAAATGCTTGTACTTTAGCAGCTGTTGCAGAACGATGATAGTTATCACCAAACTTAGCCATAATGTAAGTTATACTTCCTGTATCTACATTATCACTACTATTATGGTAACTTCCAAATATATAACGACCATATATATCACCAGAACTATCTCTGTATACTATTGTATTTGCAGTAGCCCCAGTTGCAGGATTATTAAATCCTGATATTGAACCTGCACTACCTGTAACATTTATACCCCAAGTTCCACTTGCATTTCCTCCCGTAAGAGTAGGAGAATAAGAGTTATAGTTACCAGCATGAAGTGCTAAGTTTCCGCCTACGTATAAATTATTTACTACTCTTACATGACTATCTCCAGTACCTACTGAGAAAATTACAGTGCCAAGATCTTCTGTATCGTAAAAACGAATACCTCCATACCCAGGTTGAGCACCCATCCGAATACCAGTATGCCAGCGGAGTTCTAATTTAGAATAGTTGCCTCCATAGTCATTATGGTTTGTTCCAATGTAATAGTTATTCTGAGCATCTGTATCAGAACCACTAAACATAAGCCTAGCACCAGAACTTCCATAAGCTGTAGAATTACCATAAGTACCATTACCAATAACAAGATTTCCAGAAATTGCAGAATCGGCATCTCTTCTTGCAAATCTTGTATCCGATTCAGACTCTGTATAATATCTATCATCATGAGTATGACTTGATGCAGCATAACTACCAGCTGCTTGTTTTCCATCTAATGCTGTCTGTAATCCTGTTACATCTGATATAGCGTGAGTATGTGCAGTAATAGAAGTTAAGAATCCACCGTAATTGCCTAGGTCATTTGTAAACTGAGACAAAGCAGTAGGACGAGAACTTACGTTAGTCCATGCTACTGAGCCAGCAGATCCAGTAACACTAATTCCCCAACTACCTGAAGCCCCAGATCCTGTAAGAGATGGAGCATAACTAGTATAGTTAGCAGTAGTTAAAAGTAAATAACCAGTACCCCACGATCCAGAATCAAAGTTTTGATCTGAAACCCAAACGTTAGTAGAGTATTTATCAAATACTAAAGCGTGAGAACTTTTTACATCTCCTCCAGTATAAGCTGATAACCAAAGTACATCATTCCAAGAACCACCAAATCCTAAATTACCTCCACTCAACATTGCAAGTTTTAACTTACCTGCACCAAAAGTAGCCGAGTTAGGAAGTTCTGTACCCCCAGAAACATAATATCCTCCTAAGTATGAACTATTAGTAGTGTATAACTGTACAGCAGTATATCCTCCTACTGTACTAGCATTACTTACTGACTGAGACCCAATATTTCCTGCATGAACTACTGCATTACCTTGGATGTTAAGAGCATAGAAGTTAGAAGTGCTGTTTGTCTGAAGATAATAAGTGCTGTCATTATTCATGTACATAGCACCACTTACGGTCTTTCTAATATCCCAACCTGCCCAGTTTCCGTTTAAGAAACCATAATCAGTTCCGTTACCATAAATTTGGAATTTAAAACTTCCACCACTATTCTGTACCAGTATTCCTGCATCACTTGTGTTGTCTGCACTTCTTAGTAATATGTTACTACCATTATAAGAAGTAAATAAATGCCCAGCAGCTCTTAATGAACCTGCTATCTGCATATCTCCAGAAGTAGAATTAAGCGCAGCAATAGGAGCATAGCTTATTCTTCCCCAAGTAAATCCTCTATCTGTACTTGAATCATTCATCTGAGTCTTAATAGAGTAGTCAGTAACAGGTCCGTATTGATACAAAGAACCTACTCCCATACTAATCTTATAAGAATCAGATCCACCCCAGAATCTTAATCCATTACCTACTCCTGCAGTTACATCATAAAACTGATTAATATTACTTCCATTAGGAGCAGAGCCTGCTGTACTTGCATAAGACACACTCTGAGACCCAATATTGCCAGCGTGAATAATAGCATAGTTTGTATCGTTACTATTTCCCTTTACATATGTGTTCCATGAAAGATACAGATTTCCTTGACCACTAACACCAAGAGTATTAACCCATAAATCATCCCAAGCAGTAAGAGCATTATTATGTCCAAATACACCAGCTCTACCACTATAGTTTCCTAAAAATGAAGACTTATCAGCTGAAGCATTAAACGAACCAATTCTACCTCTCCAAGCAGTTCCTGTCCCGTCCTCTTGAGCTTTTAATGCGACATCACTTTTTGTTAAAGTTATTAATATTCCTGTTGTTGCTCCTCTACCAGTTACGCTAGCAAGAGTATCGGTCTCAGTATACCCTGTAATATATCCAGAGTTATTAGTAAATTGAGAGATGTTCATACTACTCAAAGCACCAGCAGTCGCAGCGTATGATACAGATTGAGACCCAATATTAGAGGTAGTAATCGCAGTAGATGCAGATTGATATCCTGCACTAGCATGATTTCCCCATCCAAATGCCGTATTCCAATTAGAAGAATTGTCTGTAAAGTTACCACTATGATAAATAGTCCACCAAGGAGTATTCCATGCTCCATTATACCCAGACCTCCAAACCAAAGTGGTTTGACCAGCATGAGCCCCTGCTATCTGCCACATAGTATCACCAGCAGCCACGTGTAAAATAGGCGCATAGTTAGGATTACCTCCTGCACCATTTTCATTTCTAATTACTCTAGTATAACCACTGCTAATATTACTAGTTCCATTTCCTAAGAAAGTAGTAAATATTCCTGTTGTTGTATCTCCAGATGTAATATATCCAGAGTTATTTGTGAACTGAGAGATATTCATTGAGCTTAACGCCCCTGCTGTAGTGGCATAAGAAACGTTCTGAGCCCCAATATTTCCTGCATGAATTACTGCACTACCAGTAGATATACTTCCACTTGTACCATTAACATAGAGCATACCACGAATCTTAGTGTTACCACTTCTGTCAATACTTAAACGTGCGTGGTGATTATCATCTCCATGCCATCCATCACCAATACCGTAGTGTGGATTGGCATCTCCAGACCTATTATACCCGATACTGAAGAGGAAAGGGTCAGTATTTGATATACCTAGGTTCCACTGTCTCATTGTACCACCTTCAGAACCCACAAAAGAAAATACTGCTCCATGATTTGAGTTGTTTGAGTTACTAGCAACCAAAGCCATATGTGGGTAATAAAGTGCAGATACAACTAAATACTTTCTAGCATTGTCTGCTGTGTAAACTCCGTGTGTTGATCCATTACCAACGTGTAGAGATACTCCACTACTTGCGTCAGCAACACGAAGTGTAGATAAATATGAGTTGCTATTTGGATCTACGTAGTAATTAGTATCCTGAGAGTCGTAGAAGATTGGGGCTCTTAATGAACTTCCAGCTTGTAAGCTATTGTTAACATATACATTACCTGCCCCAAGTGGGTCACTTCCATTATTAACAGACATGACTTGTGTAACCATGTCATAGTCAGTATAAAATTTTATACCTTGATAGCTAGAATTTGCTCCTAATTTAATTCCTGTATGAAATGCAATCCTTAAATCAGGGTAAGGATGATCCCATGATCCACTTTCTCTATAGATTGCATATGCAGTAGATAGATCATTATCAAAATACATTCCATAGGAATGATTAGTACTTACATTATAATGATTTCTTAAATAATAAGAACTAAGTTTATCAGCGCTAAAATCTTGACCAGGCGCACCAGCCTTGTATGCATATCTTCCATCAGATTCACTTTCTGTGTAATATCTGTCATCGTGATTGTGAGACGGAAGACTAGTTAAATACCCAGAGTTATTAGTAAACTGAGAGATATTCATACTACTCAAAGCACCTGCAGTTGCAGCGTACGATACGTTCTGAGACCCAATATTTCCGCTGTGAATTAAAGTTCTAAAGCTACCACCTGTATAGAATGTTCCGTTAGCATACAAGTAAGAAGTTCCGCCAACATTAGACCCAATATAAGTACCATAATCTCCATTCCATCCAAAAGCGTCAGCCATTGCCCCGTGAGAGAACATTGTACCGCTAGATCTTGTTGTTTCAATTCCTCCTGCTATTTTTAAGGATGTGCCAGCATTTGGATCTAAATAGTAAGTTGTATCATTTGAATCGTAGAAAATTGGTGCACGTAATGAGTTGCCTGCTTGCAAATAGTTATTGACATAAACATTATTACCATCAATTTCCATTTGAATACCATGCTGCCAATCATAGAAATCAAGTTTATTAAATGCAAATCTTGCCAAACTACCAATATTTTCTAAAGCGATTTGAGAACCTTGTCCATTAAACCATGTTGTATTTCCACTAATATATGTTCCAGCTAAATATGCGTTTCCACCTACGTGCAATTGTCCAGCAGTCTCAAATCTAGCGTTGGTATAAATACCTCCGTTATTTGAGTTTAAGTAATATGATGCTCCATTAAGATAGAAAGCATTTGAAGCAAAGAAGTTTGTTGCGTAACTATTTGTAGTAGTTATGTTGCCAATACCGCTAATGTCTATACCTTGTCTTAGGTATCTGCCGTCAAGTAGAGATTGCTTTTTAGTTCTGAGACCATCAATTCTAGAAGAGTTAACCTGACCAAGAGTTAAAGGCGTAGGTGCATAAACATCATATTGATTTGTACCTGACCAAGCATCATCATAAGATAATGTACTTGCACTATATAAAATATCAGGTGCACCACTTTGATAGAAACCGTTGATAGGTTGATCTGAAAATAAGTGATAAACAGCTCCACCACCTCTAAGCATAAAAATATAACCCATAGAGTGACTGTATATAAACATATCAGCACACACATTTGTATAGGATTCATTAAATACCCTAATACGATCAGCATATTCTGCTCCTCCCCAACCACCAAAGTTACCTTCCCAATCTAAGAGAAGACCTCCGTGGTGTACCCCAGTTCCAATTGGATCCCAAGGAGCTGTTTCTCCATAACCACGCTTAATTATAATTCTTCTCCAAACATCTTGGTCGCCTCCCCAGAATTGTACAGCATAAAAAGTATTTGCATTTCCGTTAACTGTAATATCAACCTTGTAAGGAAGTGTTGTAACATCTAAAGTATTCTTAAGTAATTGAGTCTGAGTCCCAGTTAAATTCGTACCATCAATGTACAGGTAATTTGTATAAAGAACGTTTAAGTTACTTGTACCTGCAAAGTCTCCGTAGTAGTTTGTATTCTGAGAATCATAATAAATTGGTGCTCTAAAACTAGCAGTAGAATAAACTATACCGTTAAAAGTAGAATCTGCATTATTACCGTAGGCAAAATTAGCACCTCCATAAGTCGAAAGACCATACCCTGGAGTATTTCCCTCGCCTTGTCCCCATCCACCTGGATGACCTATACCTACTTTATGGTAAAGGTGCATATATTCATTTGTGAATCGTCCACGAATACCATATACATTAAGGGACTCACCTCCAGAGAAGTAGGTCGTTCCACCTATTGTTTGTCCTCCAGAGGTTGTTATAACGTTTGCAGGTACACTTGTTAAAGCATAACTCCCGATGTTACCTGTGTGTATAGACTGGTAACCGCCTATTGTGGTATTGGATAATAAATTAGCCATTTATCTTTTTGTTTAATTCTTGGACTTGATTAGTTAATTCTTTTACTGCACCTATAAGAGCAGCAGTTAAGCGAGAGTAGTTGACCCCTACAGGTTCTCCGTTCTCATCATATTGTACAAATTCTGGATACACTTCAGCAACTTCTTCTGCAATAAGACCTAGTTCTGTGGTCTGAGACCCAATCTTATTGTAAGTGACTGGTCTCAAATTTACTACCTTTTCTAAATTTCCCTCACTTGTTTCTATGTTTTCTTTTAATTTAAGTGAAGATGATTCTGTAAGGAATCCACCTATATTTAGATTTCCAGGAAAAGCAGTGTTACCTGCCCCATCTAATAGCGTAGCAGTTCTAGTTAAACTACTAAATACTCCAGTATATTGTCTTACATAAATAGGTTCAGTACCATCATCAGAAGTTGCAATTTCAAGATACCCAGCATTAGAAGAAGTGCTATTTGCATGTATTCTCCAAAAATCATTATCTCCTATTGTTCCCTGTAATGCTGTACCTATATTATTTATAAATGAAATAGTTCCACTCATTGTGCCTCCAGCTAAAGGAAGCTTAGTGGCAATACTATTAGTTACTGTAGTTGCAAAGTTTGCATCATCCCCTAAAGCAGCAGCCAATTCATCAAGTGTATCTAAAACGCCTGGGGCTCCGTTAATTAGGTTATTGATTTGGGTTGTTACATAAGATGTAGTAGCGTAACTATAAGATGCATGATTACCCCAAGAATAGGCTGTATCCCAGTTAGACTTATTATAACCACTAATTGAATTAGCTCCATTAAAGAAGTTTTGAATCTGTGCGTCCGTGTAAGCATTTGTTATACCGTAACCAGATATAGTTGTAGGTGTACTTGTAATAGTAGACCAAGCTTGAGTATGAGCAGTTACACTTGTAAGATAGCCAGCAGAAGCATGATTCCCCCATCCGTATGCAGTGTTCCAGTTACTTACATTAGTTGAAGTGAAGTTAGCAGATGTCCATACATCTGCATAAGAACTGTAAGCAGTAGCAGACCCAAATGTCTGTTGGTAAATACGCATTCCAATACCACTCTTAAGGAACATAACAAGGTTGTCATTTCCACCTGAGCCATCTGTGTAGGAACGCATATGCAAATAATCTGCATAAGGACTACTATTATCATTTCCCCACGAAGTGAATCCAAATTGTAAATAACCTGCAGTGGTTTCAGAAGGAGAGATAGTTCTATTATCGTATCTAAGAAGTTGTCCTGATTGATTAGTTACTTGACCAGCTTCACCTGCACTATTTGCATAACTTACGCTTTGAGAAGCAATGTTAGAAGTAGTAATTGCAGTAGAAGCATTTTGCTTAGCTGCTAAAGCAGTACTTAACCAACCATTTGTTGTTGAATAAAAATCTCCAGCATTACTAAAATAAAACTTATCACCATCTCCATTGCGATGGAAACCTAATTTATCAGCATCTGTTGTTACCCACCAATAAGCACCTGTAGTAGAATTATACCATGTTTGTGAGTATCTATCTGCATTATATCTAAAGTATACACGACTATAGTTATTTTGTTCAACAGATACGTTAAAATTACTTCCATCTAAATATAACCAAGTTGTGCCTCCACCTGTTGATCTAAGATAAAAATGACTGGCATCAAAATAATGACCCCCTCCTATACCATTACTAAGGTGTGTATTATTCCAGGGATCACGTAAGTTTAAGAAACTACTTCCTTTTTGTAATCTTACATTATCTGCAACATCTGCAAACAATAGACTACCAGTCATAGTATCACCTGCAGTATTAACCCAAATGTCAGATACTGATGTTAAATATCCTGCTGATGCGTGATTCCCCCATCCGTAAGCAGTGTTCCAATTTGTTGAATTTCCACCTGTTGCAGATATAACACCATCTACAACTAATTTAGTTGCTGGAGTAGTATCTCCAATTCCAACATTTCCATTATTTAAAATAGACAATGCTAATGTTCCAGCAAATATATCATCATTATTTGCATTAACCCAGAAACGCATAGCAGCACTATAGTCATAAGCCATTCCACCCCACTTAGTACCGTTACTATTAAAGATAAGTCCTGGGTAAGTTGCTGCTAAAGTTGCTGTTCTATTCCAACCACCTGTACCTGATGCTCCACCAGTAACGTGTAAAGGAGTAGCAGGACTTACAGTACCAATTCCAACACGTACATTATTTGTATTAAATCCTGGAGTAAGTACGGTAAGACCAGTAGTTAAAGCATAGTCAGAACCTGTTCCCCAAGTTTGTACTTTTAAATCTAATCTACCTCCACCAGTTACTTGAGAATACTCCAAACCAGCCAGAGGATTATTATCATAAGAAGATGTACCTAATGATAAAGTTGCTGTAGGATTTGCTACCTTAATACCTACATTTCCAGCAGTTACTAATGATGTAGTAGATCTTGTTAGATTTAAAAAATATAAATTGCTTTGTGAATTATCTGTAGTAAAAGCACCATTTGTACCATTAACATATAAGTCACCAACTACATGTAGTTTATAAATTGGGTTTGTAGTTCCAATACCAACATTTCCTCCATCGGGGTTTAAGTTTAAGAATGCCCAAGTTCCAACTCCTCCTGCATTATCACTTACTTGCAGTTTAACTTGAGAATTGTCAGAGTACATGGTAAGACCTCTAGTGCCTCCACCTGCTCCCCCTGTTGTAAATCTAGCAATGTTATTCCCAGTAGCTCCACCGTTTACTTCTAATTTATATCCTGGACTATTAGTCCCAATTCCGACATTGCCACTAGAAGCAACACGCATTTTTTCGGAGTTAGCAGAATTAAAAACTAAAGTCCCATCACTGTAAGGAAAGAATCCTGTACCCCCACTACTAGCATTTGTTAATCCATAACCATCATTAACCCAGACTGAAGCTCCAATAATGTACGTTGTTCCTGCAATGTTAGCTGCAAATCCAGCATAAGTTGTTCCTATAGAAAGTCTGTTAGCAACAAAAATATTGTCTGTACTAAACTTAGAAACATAATAGACTCTAGGAGTTCCTGTAGGAGTTCCTGCAGTTTGAGAAGTTGTGTACGTAGTCCAACCCAATGTTTGTAGACGCCAACTACCTGTATCCCAAGTAGATCTATAGTATTGTAATTCGTACTTTCTATAGTTAGAAGAAGATTGAGTAAGAACAACCCTTACGTTATTACTAAAGTAAGTATCATTAGTACTACTTCCATATATGTTTACGTTAATAGCATGATTTTCATTGTTAGTTGGAAAATCACATTCTGCTCTTGCAGTAATATGAATCCTATAGTGAGAGTTATCAAAGTAACCTGTGTCTCTGTATTCTCCCCAAAGATTAAAAGATTGGCATGTTGATGTTAAAACTACTTCTGCAATCTTATACCAACCATCACTTGAAGGATACCCATAAGTATGATCTCCTTCTATATTTCCAAAATTAGAAATTAAGTAGGTAGTGTTGTCATAACTTACACTTGTTCCTGACATTCTTACTAAGCCAGTTCCGTTAAGTTGTGATTGCTTAGAAGCTATACTGTTTGTAATAGTTGTGGAGAAGTTGGCATCATCACCAAGAGCTGCTGCTAACTCATTAAGAGTATCTAAAGCTGCAGGGGCTGAATCCACTAAGGCAGCTAATGCACTAGTCACATAAGACTGAGTAGCATATCCGCTTAAACTAGCAGAAGTTAAGTACCCTTGAGAAGTAACCCAAGATTGTGTAGCTGCAAGAGCTCCATTAATAGTAATAGTTCCCGAGGTAACCACATTACCCCCTACTATAAGTCCGTTCTTTACGATAAATTCATTAGACATGTCTTAGTATTTATATTTCCAAACAAATCCGTATGCTAACTTCTTAGTTCCACGAATACACTTTCCTATATGACTATCATCATAATTTAAAGTAGAAGCTATGTTTTTTATGGTAGTTGTCCATTCTCTTATTACAGAATTATCTACTGGGTTAATTTGTAATATACCACCATGATTTTCTAATAAATTCTTTTCTCTAGTGTTTAAACATGCTAATTTATAACTATCAGGTTTAATTCTATTTTTATTAGCTATTGATATTTTTTTCTTGGCTTCTTCAGAGCAAGCATAATTAGACTTTTTTGGAGCCCTTCCTTTCTTTGCTAAACTCATAAGTTGTTTTGTTTCTTCTGATCTTTTCTGCCCTAAGTGATGACTGCTTCTTTTTAATTTGGTTTCTTCTGTATCTACTCTACCAAAAGTACCATCTCCACCTGCAGTCATGTTCATACCTAAAGGATTGTTTTTGTAGAAAGTATTTAACAAAGTAATATACTCAATTTCTTTAGTAGAAAGTAAGTCGGGATTACATGTTTCTAAAACTTCTAAAGTATGGTTTTCCCAACCATACTTTTTTATACTATTGTAAATTAAGGGTTGCTTCTTACAGTTACAGTTTCTGTAACAAGAAGTTCTACTAGACAAGCACATAGTTTTACCTATGTAAACTTTTCCATTAGGGTTTGTGATTTTGTAAATTGTAGCTTGCTTCATTTTTTATTGTTTTCACTATCCAACAATGTTTTTATTAGAAATATTTATAACTCATTACTATCGTGTAAGGATTAGCACTTGAGTTGACTGCGTTAATTCTTGCATCTGAGCCCACTAGAGAGCTTGTAAAGTTAACAGCTATAGTTGACCCTATATCAGGGGTAGTTGTTTCCGTATGAGCAATTGTAGGCGTTCCTGATTGATTCCAGGTAACCATGATTGTACCAGCTCTTTGGTCTGTAAGTGAGTTGTTGTTTAAAATATAGTACTCAATGAAAGCACACATACCTACGCTTACGTTCTGAGCCCATACAATAGTAGTAGCACTAGGATTGATAGTAGCACTTGAAGACATGTGTACTACTCCGTTACCAGAGTTTACAGTTCCTACTCTAAGTTTATCTTGTACTCTTACTTGTCCGTTTACATCAAAGTTGTAACCAGGTGAGGTTGTACCTATGCCGACATTAGTGCCGTTATCATAAATTAAAGAGTTTGTAATCGTATCTGCATCACTCCACTTAGTCACATAGTTAGCTGTACCTGATCCATCTACCCCTGTAATTTCGCTTAAGCTTACCCAGTCAGTACCTGAACCTGTAGACTTAAGTATCTGACCAGATGTACCTGCTTGGTTATTAGAGTCATAGAAAGCTCCTGTAACTCTGATATTACCTGCTACATGTAACAACTGAGAAGGACTAGTAGTGCCGATACCTAAATTGCCACTACTATCTAATTTCATTTTGGTACCACTTGTACCTAATCCCCAATAGAATCCTCCAAGAGCATTAAACCACATGATCTCACCTCCACCTCCTGATCCATCTAACCCAATCCCTGCATCATTATATATTCCCCCATTATCATAAAACTTTAATCGGTATCCAGTTTCTGATGAAGGATTACTAAACCCATTAGAAAAATTACCTATACCATTTACATCAAGTTTATATGCAGGACTACTTGTCCCAATACCTACATTGCCTCCCGCTACAATACGCATATTCTCAGACCCTAGGGTTCCGAATGATATGTAATTGCCTGTTCCGTATTGAACAAAATACGTTGGTTTACCTGAAAACTCAAATCTATTAGTTATAGTATCCCAATGTCCAATATTAATAACTCCGGTTCCATCAGTAATTCTAAACGAATCTGCTGAAGATGCTGTACTTGTTTGAACAGTTAAACGTGCTCCGGGAGAAGTTGTGCCGATTCCTACGTTACCAGATGAGTTTATTACAAATGGATTTGAGTTTAAATACGAATCGTAAAGGTATGTTATATTATTATTCCTGTACCAAACGCTATAGTAAGTTGCATTGGCTTGGTCAAAGAAAGTATATGCAGCTGCTAATCCAGTTACTTTTGTTTCTCCTACAACATGGAGTTTTGAAGTAGGGCTAGTGGTACCGATACCTACGTTGCCTGCATCAGTAATGCGCATACGTTCAGTTCTGCTATTAGAAACTCCCGTATAAACATAAAATGCTAAATCACCTGCTACAGTAGTTCCAGGAGAAAATACAGACCCTATACCTGGGGCTGAGTTCCAATAACCTGAGTTATCAAAATTAGTATCTCCTAAGTAAATTTGAGCTCCGTCTGTACTTACGTTGTGATATACTGCTATGTGACCATTGTTTATTTGAAATTTTGCTTTAGGATTATTAGTCCCTATACCTACATTCCCTCCATTAAAATGAGTTACCCCATTAGATCTAATAGCAATAGTTGTTGATCCAGCTGATGTACTTGCAAACAGACCAGAGTCAATACCTCCTGCTGCATATGCGTGGATATTACCTGCTACATGAAGTTTTTCGTTAGGACTACTAGTCCCTATTCCTACGTTACCTGAAGTTTTTGCTAACCATGTATTTCCTGATTGTGCTATTTTGTAGTTTCCGTTTGCACTAAATTCGATTATAGATGAATTAGAATAAATTTCCCCTCTAGTTACAGTAGAACCGTTTACATCTAGCTTAAACCCAGTTTGTGGACTATTAGTCCCAATACCTACATCGCCTGTAGAGGTAATACGCATCTTTTCAGAACCATTGGTCTGAAAGCCCATATAATTATCTGCATGGTAGTACCATATTTGCCCCACATAAGTATCAGCTCCTGCCCCATCTCCGAATAAAATATAGCCATAACCAGTAGTAGATGTCAGAATGTTAAGACCGTTCTGACTGTCAGACGTGTTACCTACTTGTAACTTAGTACCTGCATATCCAACTGTAGTACCACCAACAATAAGTTGACCACCTGTAGTAAGACGCATTTTCTCGGTTCCACTAGTCCAAAATTGTAAAGTTTCAAAATAACTATCTTGACCTAATCTTAAAGTATTAGTAGTCCAAGATAATGCTCCACCACCTGTTAAACCTGCAAGATTGTAAACATTTGCATTTACAAATCCTGAAAAACTACCATCTCCAACTACTTGTAATTTAACTGAAGGACTTGTAGTTCCTATACCTACGTTACCCGAAGAGTTTACATAAAGCCTACTGGTCCCACCAAGACTAAAATTTAAAGCAGTAGCCCCACTAGTTCCAGCAAAGTAAGCGTCTGCAGATGGACCTATCCCTAAGAAAAGTTGACCAACTGAGTTTCTAGCATTAAATCCGCTTTCTCCAGCTAGTAAAGTATCTCCACTAACAACATAAGTACTGTTAGCTCCTTTAAATTGTGCTACATAAGTTGCTCCAGTATCTACTACATTAAGTTTAAATGCTGTGGTTGTAGTACCTATACCAACATTACTTCCAGCAGGATTCAAGAGAAGATCCATAGTAGAAGCACCTGCTCTTGCTTGGATAGATGCTTTACCTCCTTGGTTCTCTATGTTAATACTGTTACCGTTACCTCCGTATACAAATGAAGCAATAATTTGATTATAAGGAGATGAATTTGCTCCTAGAACATATAATCCAGCTCCATCTGCATTTACTTGTAGTTTATATGAGGGATTACTGGTTCCAATTCCTACATTTCCACTAGATTTTACAGTTAATAAAGCATTAGAATATTGAGCAGAACTTACATCGTTACTAGTACCTGTTCTAGCAATTACATATCCTCCATCAAAGTCGGTATAAGGAGTACCTGCAAACCAAGTAGATCCTACACCACTCATGTGGACACCTGCTCCACGATAGTTATTGTGGGAATTTAACCACAATCTAGATGCTGTGTAATTTGATCCTCCATCTGATTGAACTGTTAAGTCAGGTCCTACCGTAATAGAGGTATTTGTTGTTGCTCCTCTTCCAGTTACTGTCGCAAGTGTATCGGCCTCAGCAGTTAGATAGTTCGGAGACCAATTCTTCCAAAGACCATCTGAGTTATATCTCAATAACTGACCTGCAGTAGGCAAGTTTGTTTTTAAATCTACATCATGTAACTCATCTAACTCAAATCCATTCTGTACTTTAACGAAGATTTCTCCGTTGTTAGCGTTTTTACGGGTTACTATACCTATAAAAACTAGGTGAGCAGGAGCGTACGGTTTATTAATTAAGCCGTAAATTAAGTTTCCTCCTGTTCCTAACCACACAGGATCACCTGCTGCGCCTGCAGTTGAGGTATCCAATCCTGCTAAAAGACCTTCTGTTACTACGTTAGCAAATCCGTTTGTAGAAACTGTGGAATCCAAAAGACCCATAGTCTTACTAGATGTGGCCTCAGAAGCATTAGAAGCCAAACCAACAATCATATTGGTTCCGTCTGCACTAGTTACGTAGACTGCTTGACCCTTATTAATCGCTACACCAGCTTTTACTTGGTGTTGTAACTTTGAGGTATACCCAGCTGTTGCAATAGTCCAAGATCTATCCGCAGACAGATCATATGAAACACCGTTAATAGTAATTAAACGGGATGTAGGAACGTATCCTGCAAGTGCTGCCGCAGTGATATAACCTGGTCCATTAGTTAATTGGTTAAGGTTTGTAAGAGTAGAAGCTGTCCAAACAGTACTTCCTGCATAAGTTAAGTTTCCTGTTCCGCTTCTACCTAATGCATCAGTATTTGCATTACCAAAGACAATATAACCATTGGCATTATTCTGCTGACCCATTACCCTAAAGGTATTGGAAGTGTTTATGTCTCCAATCCAAGCATCATCTCCAATCTTTACGTTGGTGCCATTTCCGTTATTTGTTAAATAAACTTGATCAAAAGAAGGAGTTGCTGAGGTAGCAACAGATTGTCCAATAGAAACAGTTACGTTTCCTGTGCTAGAACTTACTGTTACACCTGTTCCCGCAATAATTGATGTTACTCCACCAGCAGGTACAGGAGTAGTAATAACTTTACCTGTAGAATCAAATGCTAAGTATCCTACAACTGTGCCATTAAAAGAAGTTGTAGTAGTGTAAAAAGGTAAATTTAACTGTCCAGTTGCAAGATTTACACCTAATGCTACACCAGTAGATCCTGTGTTAGTTCCATACATTACACGGAACTGATCACTGTAGTTGTCTAAATGGGCAGCATAAGTTTGACTGGTTCCCTTTTGTAATACTAATTGTCCTCCTTCTAAAGTGGTATGAGCACCTAAAAATAAACTAGCCTCTGAAGAAGTTGTAGCTCCATTAAGAGCTAGTACATTTATTTCTGCTCCCCCTGTAAAGGTAGCTAAGCCTGATACGGATATACCGCACTGAAAAGTCTGAATACTTAGGTACTTCATCTGCTAGTTGTAAAAAAGCTAGGGGTTTTTAGGCCCCTAGCAAAGATAAGGTTTTAATTAAATTAAGCAATTTTAATCACCAATACTCTAAGAGCATTTGTAGCAACAGGAGAACAGAATCCTAAAGTAACTACGTTGGTGGTTGTACGAACTACATCGCACTCTACATCAGCTCCTGTAGCAACCTCGTAAACCTGAACAATAACATCGTTAGTAGCTAAGTTATGAGTCACTACCATGCTAGTTGCTGGTGCAGCAGGACCTGTTACAGCATAACGCAAAGCAGCTAATCCAGCAGGAGTAACTACTAAGGTTGAGCTTGACATTGCCAATGCTTCGGCAGTTGTTGCTAATTCTACAACACCTGCAGCACTTGTAGTAGCGTTTACACCACTTACAGTGATAGAAGTTGTTCCTGAACCAGAAACTGTGATACCGTTAGATCCACTGATTGTGATTCCTGTAATTACGTCACCTGCTAAGTCAGCAGAACTTAAATATTTAATTACACCTCCGTCAGAAACCAAGTATTTGTTTCCTGTGTAAGCAGCACCAGCGTCAGCAATAGAACCTACGTGTAAAGGCTCAGTTACAGTAGACCAGTAGTCACTAGTCTCATTCCAGATGAAAGAAACGTTAGTACTTGTTCCTCTTTCTACTTCAATACCTGCGTTCTGAGAAGGAGCACTAACTTCATCTCTGTTAAGAAGAA